CGGCCTGCTGCCACCTTAGCGGTAGACTTGTTACTATTGTTTGAGATTGACCGTCCAATGTGCCATACTTGCCAAACTGATCTTCAACCCTTTTCTTTTCGGTTTCATCTAATGGGAGTCCCCCGACAATGTCTTTCCCTTCATTAACCCAAGCCCCGTTCGCCCCTCTATATTTTAGCACTATACCGCGACTTTCATAAGCCATCCGCATGTTATTGATCACCACTGACAGCGCGTGCAACTTGCTTTGACCCTTCAATAGATTTTTGTCGGTACCGTTTTTGATGCTTACCCGGTTATCATTAAAATGAATAATCATGGATGAGTCTTGCACATCAAGGCTTCCGCTTTCTTTCTTTATTTTATAAGTGACTTTCGGGCGTTCGGCTTGTAGGTAAAAAGCCGTTGAGTTATCGTATTCGCACTCTACAATGTTATCTGGCAACGTGTATAAAGCCTTTACTCTTTCGATGGTTGGATCAAATCCAAAAGGCGCGGTCTTGAAAATGTATTCATTGCCGAAAACCTCCCTGAAAACTTTTGTCTGAATGGCAAACTCCTTGAACTGCTGGAACCAGTTAGGATTTTGGAGCAGCTTTATTAACGCTTGACCTTGTGTAGTTGGCTTTTCGTTGCCGTTAGCGTCAACCTCCTTCAATCGCATGTTCGAGAACGCCCTAGCCTTCATGTTAATGATGGCGTTGACCTCTGGTATCTCTTGGTAGGCTGCTAGGGGATCACACTTGCCGAACGTGTCATTTTTTCCCCCAAAGGCGAAAAAGTATCCGGCACCGTGCTTTTTAACGGTGAACAGGTTGGAGAAAATCCGGCTTAATTCAAACGCCAAATTGGGAATGTTTTCCCAAAGGTAGAAAAATACCAATTAGAAACAAATTCCAGTATTGGGAATTACTTATTGGCAAAATCACCGACCGTCAGATAGCCGGAAGCTGACCAGCAATCATCGTATTTGTCGATAGTTTCAGAAAGTTGCACCCCATCGACTACCCGATAACAGAAGTTTTCCTGTTCCTTTTTGAAGTCGCTGTCCCTGACTATGTGAATGTTGAACTTTTTTAGGGTCGTGATCCAATAGGCGCGGGACCCAGGGAACTTCTTAGTCAGCAGGGCACGGATGCCAGCCCTCCGCATGTCAGATACCCATCCGATCCCGGTGTTGGTGTTGTCCATGTTCGTATCGCACCAAATGTGACTATCAATTTTTAAGGTGTTAACCGCGTCAATGACTTCGGTAGATGTCTGGCAGGGGCTGTAAAACAGCTTTTTTAGGTACAAATCCGACTTTGGCGACTTCCTGACGATCCCGCCTTTGACTATTACGGTAGGGTGAGCGGTCCCGAAATCCAGTCCGTACGCAAATTGCTCAACGTGGTCCGGAAAGTCATCCACGTAGGTAACTTCGGGAAAGACCAAGCCCTCGCGGTTGGCACGAAGTCCCAAGGCATACACCTGGTGTCGGTATTTGTCAGCAGTGCCAGCGCGGACGTTTTCAGGGTTCCCAGGATCGTACGATTCAAGTTCTTTTATAACCGACTCTTGAAGGTGCCTGTTGTCCTTGTACGTTGAATGAGTGAACACGCAGTCATCACGCTTTTCGAAAGCAAAGAACCAGTGATCAGTATACTTTGGGTTCCAGTCAGCCACTACAAGCTTCCGGCAACGCATGATCCAATTCATCACCCTTTCCTTTTCGCAACCAGAAAGCACTTCATTGAAGAAAATTATGTCTGAATCGGTGGCCTCCTTTATTTCAGTGGTGTTATCATCAAGTCCCCGGAACTTTATTTCCTGCCCAAATAGGTAGTAATTAGGCTTTCCTGCGTTGTCCCGGAAATTGGCCTGATTGTATATGCCTATTGATGTAAGGCAGTTTTTGAAGTCTTTAAATAGGTATTCCTTGCAGTTTACCAGGGTGTCCCGGAATAGGAAGATGTCCAGTTTTTTGCCCCTGTTATGGTCACATAGCCATACTAGCAGGTGGATGAAGTCCCACGTTTTAGACGAACGGCTTGATCCTTCGTTACCTATAATTAGTTTGGTGTTAGGTTGCCGGGCGGCCACCATTTGCGCCATCTTGAAGAATAGGCCGTTAGGCTTCCAGTTCACACAAATGTAATTTTTACAGTTTTAAAGCCCATTACAAAATCATCATCAGCAAGGCCAATATCAATTCTTTGAATATTCCTGTCAACCACTAATCCGTTTATGGCTAGATTAAATAATTGAGAGTCTTTTAGAATCGTATCGTTAACCTTAAAAACAATCGCTTCCTCCAATTTTGAAACGTTTTTAGGCTGATCGAAAATCTTAGGAAGAAGTTCGGGCGTATAAATTGCCGCTAAAATTGCCGTTCTTAAAAATTCTATGCGCTTCATAAGGTTGATTAAAAAATCCGGCTCAGTAAATAAGCAAGCAATATACCTATGATGTAACCAGAGTAATAAAATTCTTTTTTGGGCTTTACTTAGAAAGGCATTCATGGTGTTTGCAATTTAGGATTAGATGTGGCCTTTACGCTGTATTTTTGCTCAATTTCAGGCACCCTTAATTTCGCCTTCTTTCTTGACGAAGCCATAAAAATAACCTTGGTTTGACCATCAGTCATTGGCGTTACTTCAATGTAATATGCTCGTAGATTATTCATAAAAAAATCTTACTCAATGCAAAATAAAGCAATAAACCGACCAAGTAAGCACAATTTAGCCCGTGGAATACTAAAGGCAGTAAATTCAGAATTTTATTCCGTTTCAAAAGTGTTTTATCGGTAGTGATAAAAATATTATTTGGTATATCGGGGATTGTTCTTAGAACTTATGCGTTCAGGCTTTACGCGTCCACCTGATTGCATTACGATTTTACGTAACCTATCCCCCGATATACCTTTCATTTCATTTCTTTAACGCCAAAAATACCGTTAATATTAGCTACTATGTAATCCCAATAGTCAACATCTGCTAAAAGATGCCAGTCTGGACTGCTCAATTCATACAATTTTCTAATCCTAAATTTTGGCTTCATTTGTGGTGCTTATGCCAATATTCATCCACTGAACATGCAAACAAGTATCCTACAATTAAACCCATAATAAAATAAAATGCGATCATTTCATTTCCCCGTCTATAATCTGACCGTCTACCATTGCCGTGATCACCGGGGCAATCTTTTCCCCCTGGGTGGTGATGTCGGTCTGTTCTTTGAGGTTATTTAACCTCGCTGTAAGATTCTGATTGAAGTGTCCAACCATGCCACCCTCTATCTGATGAGTCCTTATAATTTGCTCCGCACGCGTAACGACTCCTATAAAATCTTCTCTTTTTCGATACAATGCCCAAGTAGCATCGTCTATTCCAAGAAACACGTAAAGCCCTGATAGTGTGAAAGGAGTATCAAATTCTCTGGTAACCGACTCCGCATCCTTACCAACCCAATCTTTACGAGTCCATTTCCTTTGACTTGTTTCCTCAAAATACTCGTTTACTGCATCCTCTAGTATTTCAGGGGTTTCAAATATCTTATCCCTCCCATGCTTTGAGCGTAACTTCCAGAACTGGTTTTTTAGCGGGGCACTCATTTATTTTATTTCTCTCCAGTGAGTAATGTTTTTGTTGTCATAACTCCAATAGCAATAATTCCACGTTCCGATTGTGGCGTACCCTTTTTTTTCATAACCTCATATTTTTTGAGGTGAAAATTAGGTAGCTTATCTGTAACTGGAATCCATGTATCTGTCATTTTAAACAAAGGTAATTATTTTATTTTACTACAGCCACGCTTGTTCATGTGCTGGTCAATGCTGCCTTTTTTTTATTTAATCATAATCAATTCTGCCCCAGGTTCTAACAGTTCGTCTTTCAGGGCTTGCAATAGCTTCCATTTTAATTGGAACAAGGGTAAAATCATGCCCTTGACTTCGTGATATTGCACCGTTCCGTCTTTCAAAACTACCCGAAAATCGCAGTAGTAGTTACAAATATGCACACCGTTTACCTTAATGTCAATCTTTACCTGTGGTTTTATGTCGGTTATTTCACCGGCTTGCTTACGCCATTCAAGCTCTTCTGCGTACTTGGCTTCAAATTTTGAATCGTACTTACGGCCTCCAAAGTCCTGCTTTTTAGCATTGAACTTGTTTTTAGTCTTTGTTTGATTAAAGAAGTTAACGCGGTATGCCATTTTACCAAGCCTGTTTTGATTGTTCACCATAAGCCCAAACTATTAGCCTGTACTTGTACTTACTAAATCGGGGCAATAATTTTAACAGGAAATTACAAATAAAAATCTTTATCATTCTAATATTCTATTTTTTCGTTCCAGCAAACCACTTGCCCGGCAAAAACTTTCTTTCTATTTTTTGAAGTGTCGAACCAATCATAGAAATCTTGCTCAGTTAATCCGTCATTTGAAGCTAATTTTTTCTCATCAACAGAAATAGCGTCACCAAGTTCATCAATCAAATAAACAAGTTCATATTGATCGGTTAAGTCAATACGAATAGGCCAAGTTTTCTTTACCTCAATGTCAGGCGCAAACTTTATCTGCCAGTAGCCTTCTTTGGTTTTGTTGTACGGCTTTCCGGCCCAGCACTTAGGGTTAACCAATTGACCAACTTTTAAAGGCTTCTTATGAGCGCGGATAGTGTGGCTTTTGGGGTCAATGTTTATTGATAGGCTTTCAATAAACTCAAGTAAAAAAAATATGTTTATATCAGGATTGTTATTAGTTAACCACGCAAAATAATCATGACTTGTATAGTCAATTCCTAACTGGGTTAGTATCGCCTCCACAAAGTAAGTCGGCTCACCTCTTTTTGGATGGTATGCCGGAAAGTAGCGGCTAAATGTCATTACTCTACTCATACATATTTTCTATATGTTCGCAACCGTCCCTCCATGCTTTATCAGCTTTAGATTTAGCGTATAGTTCGGCTGCTTCGTTAATGAGCTTTTTATACTCCTCAAATCCCATGTGAAGAAATTCAAGGTTTTTGTACCCATACTTCTTAGCTACCTGATCTTTTGCTTGTTCAAATGTCATTTTAGCTTTGTTTTAATTGATAGGATTGATTGTTTGTCGATCTCATATTTACTATTGTCAGGCATTACGATTACAGATGCAGAGTAAGAACCCTTATCGCTTACATGCTTAACTAAGGCTAATTTATAAGCTTCATCCAAAGCCTGTTCAGCGTAACGCTTGGCAATTTCTGTGGAAACTTCTTTCGGAACCAATGGAAGATCAGCGTACCCAGCTAAATCTTTCTCTTTTACAACCTCGTCCACTATCTGGTTAAATGTTTTCATAGTTTCACTGTCTTATAATCCGGATTCCGGTCATACCTTGGCCTGACCACACTTTTAGGTGAGCAGCTAAATACCAAAAGCAAAATAATTAATAGTATTAGTTTCATGGTTCGCTGTTTATTTTTGGGGGTCTTGCGGAATAGTCACTGAAAAATATACTTTTTTATACCCATTGCAATTTTCGAGTTCAACAAATTCAATGTGCGTAAACCCCTTTATTCCATCAGCAATGCGAGCAGGAAGTCTAACCACTTTAGTCGGCTCTTTCTTTACCGTGTTGACGAAACGTCCCTTAGGACGGCCTTTTGTTGGTTTAGTTTGGGCGTCCATGACCATTGAACCAATTTGATGATATTAAATGAGAAGTGAGCAATCCAAATTTACCAGAATCAACAACCTTTATAAAGGTGCGCGGATTGTTTATTATTTCGTCTGAATTTTTAGCTTCTGAAAAATCCTTGATGCACTCAACGATTATGGTTGCTTTGTTTGGGTAGCCAGCAGTGCAAGTTGCTCTTTCGCCAACTGATAAATCTAAGCTCTGGATTGTTGTTGTTTTCATTTGCTTTGCGTTTAATTGTTACACAAATATAACGGGTTTGGTTATTACTTGTTACAAATTACCCGATTATTTTATAAATATTTTACAAAAGTGCGTTTTTAGGCTGTTTCAAATCATTTTCCACTCCTCAAAACGGTCAAAACTCTGTAAATCCTGAAAATTTAGGCTGAAAATCAGAACTACAAGTGAAGCCAGTCCAATCCTTTTTAAAGTCAAAGTAAATTGGCTCTGTGTACGGTGTTGGCCTTCCGCCTCCGTCCCTGTTTCTAACCTTATCCACGAATAACTGAGATTCATATTGCCGAACTTCATCGGATGCGTACAGTTGACGGTGAATCACCCATGTATCATCCGCTTTATTTGGAAATTTAGCCCCTCCCTCTACATCGCTTGCCATTGGACGGTTTATTTCCCCGTCCTTATTGGGCTTTACCCGTTGCGATTCTGTGACCGTGTGACAGTTCAAAAAAATGCTTTTTCCGGTTGTTTTTGTGAAAATACGCATATTCTCGATTGCGTCATAGTGGTATTCATGGCTATTCCCGCGCCCGTCAATCTTCAATGAGTTGTAAGGGTCAATGAATATCAAATCTGCACAAAAGCCAATATCATCACTTATGGCAAGTTGTTCCAGCATGTCCTTATACGTGAACTGTCTTTCGTGTTTAATGAACAAAACCCTCTCCCTAAGCCATTGAAAGTACATTTGATGACCTCGGTCTATCCCATGAGCAAACTGAATAAGCAACCTAGCCAACTGACTGATTCTATTTTCAGCCGAATAAATTACCATTTTCTTTCGGTCCAACAGTCGGGAAAGTAGATACAAAATAAGCGTTGTTTTCCCTACGTTCGTGTGACCAATAATGCAAGTAAGTTGCCCCTGCTTGTACGGGCAATGTTCATCCAGCTTGCGATGCCCATAATTCAAAACCTCCCATTTGACACCTTTTAAAATCTCTCTTTCGTAATTTTCCGGAGTTTCAAAGTATTCGCGGCCAGGCTCTAAATCTGAGCTTAACTGTTGACGTATTTTATCCTGTAATCTCATCGGTCTAAAATTCGGGTTATAAGCTCGTTTTGATCGTTAAGGCTGTTTCTTACCTTAGAACCATCCATAAGAGCCTCAGCGTCATTTGCGACCCCTTGTAGGACGTTTTTAAAGTAGTCAAGTAAGTCGATCGACACATCGTACCCCTCAGCAACTGAAATAAGAAGCGTTTTTACGTCCTCAGACTGTTTGGTTTTTGCTAGCTTCTCAACCAATCGCTTTTGAGTGGTTATAACTTGCAGTAGTTTTCCGGCCTTGTTTGGAAAGGCTCTGTTTAGTTCGTAATACTTTTCATTTAGATCACGCATTGTCTGTGAATTTATTGTAGGAGTTAAAAACGTGCATAAAGTCGTTAAATTGAGCCCCGTTATACTTTTTCATGAATTTCTCAGCAAATTGGGGATAGTTTAAAACAGAACTATTTGCCTCCATGTAAAGCTTCAAGCCATCAATACCATTAACCCTGTATTGGGTGTCTGATATGTATTTTTTGGGTACTGTAAAAAATTGTTTGCCTTCTCCAAGTATTTTTGTGCCCTTCGTTTCATATTCATCTTCGTTTCGTTTCGTTTCAGGCGGCTGTTTGCTGTCATTTGTCAGCGACTTGCTGTCAGGTAGCGGAAACTTGCTATTCATTGTGCGCAATCTTTGGCCAAAGTTGACAATTTGCAGATATTCGCGGCCATCCGCCTGATAGAGTAAAACTAGCCCATTAGTAACGAGTTCTTGTAAAAAAATTTTTAACATTCCGATTGAAATATCTTTCAAGGGAAAAACAGCAGCATTCAATAGCTTTAAATTTGCATGAAAACACCCATGATCGTCAGCCTTC